TTAAGTCCTAACACAGCTAACTTTACAGTCTCTAAGTCTCCACTATTTACTTGAGAGTTGTAAGCAGTCTTTTCTTCAGCTGTCATATTTTGACCAGCCCATGAAGTCATTTCACTATAACCTTCATCACCCCCTACTAAGCCTTTAACTTCACTTTCTTGTGAAGCCTTTACAGCATTTTGACCAGCAATGAATTGGTCTACATAATCTTTTGGAATACCAGCTTTTTCTAAAGCTTCATAACTTGTTTCAGCTAGTGTGCCAGTAGTGTCAAATTCTTGTTGTAATGTTCCCATATCTAAGCCAGCACTTTCAACAGCTTTATCAGCTATCTCCATATCTGATTTAGTATCTTCTTTAACAGGCTCAGGAGTTTCAGGATTAGGTTGTCCTAATTTATTTTCTAACTCTCCATAAGCTTTTGCCATTTCTTCAGGGCTATTAAATTTTTCAGGAAGCCATTCAGGTTTTGCTTGTGTAGTAGGTGTTGTCTCAACTACAGGAGCTTCACTTGTGGTTTCATTTTCATTTATTTCTACGGTTTCTACCATTTATTTTTCCTTTGTTATACGAGGTCTAAAGAAATACAGCCTAGTTCTATGTCTTCAAGCCTGTATCTTATTCCTTCTATTTCATATTCCCCAAAGTATTCAGCAGCACTACTTTCAACTTCTTTATAATTTTTCACTACAAACTTAAGACAAGATATTTCTGAATTAAATTGTTTTAATTGATAGTGAGAAACAACAGGTGATGTTAGTAAACTAAAATTTATCACAACACTGATAAACCAAGAGGTCATTCAGGTTTGCTTAAGTTGTTAGCTACTGGAGCAGCAGCAGACACCGCAGCATCTACACCACCTTGCATCATTTGTTGTTGCATCATTTGTTCTTGTTGAGCTTGTTGCTCTTGCTGAATTTGTTCTTGGCTTTTAATTAAGCCGTCTGTATCTATTCCTAGACCAGTTGCAATTCTTGTAATTAAATCTGTAGGATTTATAGTCTGTACAATCTCAGGGGTAACTTGTGCTAGCCCAACAATTTGTCCTACAAACTCAGTTAATTTTTGTAAATCGTTACCTCTACCTAAAGCTTCTACGCCAGTTATGATAGTAGGTTTTATACTCTTATCAGGTAACGCTGGGATTTCTTTAGCCTTACTCATTCGTTTCATTAATAATTGCACAAGGGGTAATTGAAATTCTTGAGATAGTAATGAATAGACACCACCTAAAGCAGTTTCTAATTGTGAAGCCATGTATCTTATTTCTTCAGCAGTAACTCTTTCAGCATCTCGTTGTACAGCAGTGTGTAATAAGAAAGCATAAGACATACGCTCTTCAAGGTTTTGTATTGAGTCAGCTACTATTCGTAAATCATATTGTTTTTCAGTTTGTAGTACTGACACATCATCTTGTGAGCCTGTAATAATGTCACCATTACGAGTAAGAGCTAAGTCTCTTTTTTTAGTAACAGCATTAGGTCTAATCATAAAGACAACTTTACTAGAAGCTGCTGCACTTTCTACCAGTGCTTGTGATAAACCTTCAAGACTTTTTAAGTCACCAATAAATTCTTCAACATAAGAACGTCCATAGTCTTCAGAAGCTACACGTATCATACGTAAACATTGAAAAGGTAGTTGGTCATTTTTATATGTACCTTGTGAATTAGGTACTTTTCTATTGTTCACTTCTTGGCATACATAAAAACTATCATCATCTTGTTTATATATATGAGTATACAATTCTACATCTTCATCTATTTTATATTCACCGTCTGCAAACAACTCCAGTCTTGTCTTCTCGTCAAAAGTTAATGGAGATATTTTTTCACTAATAATTATTTCTAATAAATTTCCTTCAGCATCTCTCTTACACACATATTGTGATAGAGGGAACACACGCATAGCTCCCTTTTTAGGGAGTGTTGTTAGAACATTACCACTTACAATTAAATGTTTTAAAGCTTCAAACACTGGAACACGTATTGCTAGCTCTTCAATTTTATGTGCAATTTCTTTTTCAATATCTGCTAAAGCTTTTTCAACTTGAGTTTTTACTTCGGGTTGTTGTTCAATTTCTTGTTTGGCTTTACCACCAATTTTTAAGCGGAAGAAAGGGGAGTTTGGGGGGAGTAATAATAGGAGTAGTTTTGATGCAAGGTTATTGACACCTCTAGCACCTACACTTTGAAATGGTGTATATAAATCAGAAGACGCATTGAAACTTTCGTCAGGAATAAGAGCTGGAATAGTTAATTCAGAACACTCTCTAGCTCTTTCAAGAAAATGTTCTCTTTCATGTACCAATTTGTTGTAACGTTCTTTTGCTGAAGCACCTAATGTTTGGAGTTGTAGTTCATCCATAAATTATTTAAGCAATATTTAAGTTATTGCCACTAGTAGGAACAGCTAAATCAGTTTGTAAAGCTGTAGTTCCTTGCTTCTTTTTAAGCTTTTTCTTCAGCTCTTCATCTTCCATGACATCAGCCGTTACTAATTCAGGAGCATTTTCCATACCCATAGTTGAAGGGTTGGGATTATACACAACTGGATTAGGAGCTGGTGCTGGAGCTGGAGCTGGTTTACTTCCGCCACCGCACATACGTTTTCCTTTGGTTTGTTGTTAATTTATTTAATTACCTGATAAATCTCTAGGTCTTATACTTCCATTATTTGCATCTGCAATACTTAAGCCACTGGAGTTCATAGCAGATTCCCTTTGTGATTGATTTATTGCTTGTTCCATATAGCTACCTGTTTCAGTTTCTAATTCTTCTTCAGGTATAGGGTCAAACACATTACCATTGTAATACATACTGTTATCTTTAACATTTGTAGGAGCTGGTGTACTTTGCCGTCCGCCTAAACACATAGTATTATTCCTTTTCTGAGTTTTGTAGTTCTATTAACCAATCAACAACACTTCTTTGTCCAGCTTCATACATAATTTTATTAGTATTATCTGACATTGAAGGTGTTTTGTTGGGATAAACCTGAGTAAGTAACAGCATCATATCTGCTACTGTCTCAGGAAATTTAATATCTTCGTATTCCATAATGAAATCCTTCTAAAAAGGGGTCTTTAGTAGCTTGGTTTTATATCTACAATTTCGCAGACACCACCAACACAAGCTAACTCTTGAGACCCACTAGTATTATCTTCACTTTCGTATGCACTAAGACCTGTGAAGTCTATGTCTTTAGGCATTTTTTTAAGAAGCTCTTTGTATTCTTTAACATCAACTTCTTGATATGGAGCTTGTTGGTACACGTGGTCACTGTGAGGTAAGAAACTAATACCTGATACTTCTTCAAAATGTTTGTAAACCCATGCACCTACTTCTAACCATTCATGCTCTTTAACACTTATAGTTACTGAAGGTTTATGTTCGCACCAGTGTCTTTGATACATTAACCATGTTTCTAATTGCTCAATAGCTGTCTTACTATCTCTAGTTAAACTGCCTGTAGGAGATTTAACTGGGAAAGAAAACACTACAACACTCTCAGGTTTAGTAACATCAGGCTCATTCGGAACACCTTTGTCTTTTAAGAAATTAGTAAGTGGGTCTTTAACATCTCCACGTACTGTTCTTATGTAATAATCACTATGTCTAGTGTGTATTCCTGAAGCACTATCAACTAATTGACTTACTGTGCCACTTGGTTTTACACAAGTGATTGCAGTAGATTGTGGTATCTTTAGTTTTTTAGCTAATTCTTTATTTGTGTCTACAGCTACAGTCCGCATAGTTTCTAATTGTTCTTTATATGGATTACTAGTAACTTTGTTATCCATAATTCCTGTAAGAGACACACCAAGTAAACGTTCTTCTTCAGTATTATCTTTCCATATTTTTCTTAAATATTTAAAATCAGTAAGAGTAGATTGGAAAGTTCCAAGAATGGTTGCATATTTAATTTTGTCACAAATAGATTGTAAATCGTCTGTTGCTCTAACGACAACTTCAGTAAGATTACAAAATTGATATGGTCTTAATATTATTTCAGAACATGGATTAGTACCAAACAAGTGTTCAGTATCTCTTCTTTTATTTTCAGCAGCTTTATTCTTAGCAGCTTCTCTATTAAAGATACCTCTTTCACCTGACTTACTTTCATATAATGATTTCCATTCTGACATAAATAAATTCATATCAGGAGTTCTTGAGTAGCAAGCAGAGTTGTTAGCTAGTGCACGTTGTCCGTCTTCTAACCACCATTGACCACTTTTTGCATTTCTCATTTGGTCATCCTGTATGTTGCTAAGAGATATTAAAGCACTACGTCTAACACCCCCAACAACTACTACTTCACCAACTTTACAAACTAGGTCGTGAGCTTCGATAGCATCTAGTTTTCTACCAGCAGCATTTTTAAAAGTAGTAATAGCAAAATCAAATAGATTAACTAAAGGCTGTGCACCACTGGCACGTCCACCAAAAGTTTTTAGTCTAGCTCCAGCTGGTCTAACTTTTGATATATCTATTTTAGGAATCTGTCCTGAATAAAGCATAGCAATAAGTTCACGAAATGATTTAGCCCAGCCAGCTTTACTATCTTGCACCACAATAACAGTGTCACTATCACTAAATTCTTCAGCAATAACAGGTAGTTTATCTACACTTTTACGTTCCACTGAGAAACCAACACCAGTACCACACAATAATATATACATTACTTCATCAAAACTTCTAACATCATCTATAGGTATGTATGAGCAGTTGTAACCAGCAGTGTTATCACGTTCTAATGCTGCACCAGCAGTCATTAGTGCACGCATAGAAGGCATAATGTTTAAATTTAAAACATGATTTTCTAAATTTGTGCGTAGTTTATTATCTAAATTATAATTAAAATTTTTCTTTAAATGATTTTGCATGAAATCAAAATAACGAGTGACCGTCTCATCCCATGTTTCACGTCTACCTTTGTCATCTATAAATCTAGCATAACGAGAAGTGTGTATGTATTGTTGATATGTAGTGGGTAGCATGTTTGACATTTATTTGTTTCCTAACTTATAAATTAATTTTTTGGCATTTGATTGGGTCTCTAATTCAATGAGAATATCTATGTACTGTTTGGCTTTGTTTAAATCTTCTAATTGTTTTTCTTTAGTGTCGTGTTTGTAACGCCAACGACATAAATATTTAATTGCATTACCTTCAGCGTATGGGATATTGTTTTGCATTATGAAAGTGATAGGCTCTATGACATATCTAAAATAATGATTAGGTTTCTTTACTTGGTCTGCCATAGTTTAACCTTTCCAGTTTTTAAATTGTAATCACCATGTCTTAGAATGTAGGCACATCTAGCTTGCTGAAGTGCTTCATCATTTGAGTAACCAGCTTTATTGTATGCAGCACAAACTTGCTTCCACATCTCTGATAAAGTACTGCCACTAGTTCCAAGAATTTTTTCAGCAGTTTTAATACCAACTTTAGGTAAACCAGTGTAGCCGTCTGTAGCATCACCAGTTAAAGCTTGTATCATAAACCAGTAGTCACCTTCTTGCTTACTCACAGACCAAACATCTTTACCGTCAGGGCTGACACGTGTGGGTATTTGTCTTAAGTCTTTATCAACTGAAACAATAATATCTTCATTGTCTTCGTGTGGTGTAGTAGCAAGGATACCTAAAACATCATCTGCTTCTAAGTTTGGATAGATAACAGTATTATGATTATCAATTAAATGCTGTCGCAACTCAGATAAAATCATGGGCTTGCGAAGATTTTTACGATTGCTTTTATAACTGGGTAGAACATCTTTACGAAAATTCTTAGAGTCAGTTAGTGCAACAACAACTTCATCACCGCCTAAATTATTTTTTATCTCTTCAATGGTATCATCTAACAATCTTTTAGATTGCATAGCGTCAGCATGAAGCGTCCAAAAATCTTCACCCCAATCAGTTGCAACTTCATTTTGTATTGCAGTACGATAAGCATATATGTCACCGTCTATAAGTATTCTTCTTGGCATAAGTTCCTCTTCCGTATTAGTTAATGTAAATTTTTTTTATCAAATAATTCTGATAAAGGTACGAGTACAAATTTTGTACGCCAGCCGTCACCACCATTTTTTAATGTATGTTTGTAAGTCTCAGCAAGTTTACGAACAGTGTCAGTATCAAAAATTAATCTGCAATAATCATCTTTACCTTGTGCAAGAATGTGCACCCAGTAATCTGATTCAGTTGCCATGATACCTGACGGCTTGCCATTAGATTCAATTTCAATAGCAATATTGCCAGTCTTAAACCACCAATCACGTTCTGTTTTTACTTCTATTTTAGATTTATCAGTGTCAAGTATTGAAACAATACGTTGCTCACGTTCTTGTCCGTACTTTAAATCAATGTCGAATTTTTTATTTGCTTTGGTCAATGTGTTTCACTCCAATTATTTCCTATGTTAAATTCCCCTGTTAATGGGATACGTAGATTGAAGTGTTTGCCTGTTCGTTCTATTGCTTCGACAGCTAATTCTCCGATTGTTTGTGCATCCTTTTCAAGACACTCAACTTGTATCTCGTCATGTACCCATACGACTTGTTGGACGTTAGGTATTTTCTTCACAGCTCTGTCAAATTCAACTAACCATTGTTTACATACAATAGCACCAGCACTTTGTAGTAAGGTGTTTAAAGCTGAATGTGCAGAACGTACTTTTACTTGTCGCTTATCTAAACCAACAAGGTGTCCACGCTCTGAAGCAGACTGTACTTGCTCTATTAGTTTATTTAGTGCTGGTAAATTATTTAAAAATCTTTTCTTAATAGCACTAGCAATATTTATTTTCTTATCTATAACCTGTGCAATCTTTTTGACACCACCACCATATAAGAAACAATAGTAAAATCTTTTAGCTACATCTCTTGAGTCTAATCCAGCAAGTTTTTGTGTAGTTGTGTGTATGTCACCATTTAAAACAACATCAGTGTATGCACCGTTGTCATACTTAGACATGAAGTGTGCCAGCATACGTACTTCAAGACCTGAAATATCTATACCAACTAACTTGTATCCTTCAGGAACAGTAAACAATTCTCTACACTCTTTACCATAAGGAACAGCAGTACTTGGTATCTGTCCTAAGTTTGGTGAGGTGTGTGAAGCTCTTCCTGTAACTGTACTGTTAGTATTACACGTGCCATGTATCTTATTGCCTTTACGTTTAGATAACCAAGCCTGATTACCAGTGCTTAACTGAGCTATACGTTTGTCTAAAAGAAAATGCTCAGCAAGAATTTTAGCTTCTTTGTATGGAAGCTTGCTTAATGTTTCATCATCTAATTTAGGTGAGCCGTCATTTGTAAATTCTTCAGGTTGCCAGTTGTATAAAGATTTTAAACGCTCCGCAATG